GACAATCGGCCGTGGGTTGGTGATGCAACGATGTGTGAATCGTGCGGGCGGAAGGGGTTATTGGGGCGGAAGTTAACAGCAAAAGTGTAGCCTAGTTTATAGTTTTACTAGGGAAGGGGGTATCGGTCGAATCGGGATTATAATACTCGTCACGGTACATCAGGATAATAGCGTCGGCATCTTGCTCCAAACTGCCCGAAGAGCGGAGGTCTGAAAGCATCGGCCGTTTATCTTTTCTATCCTCACATTTTCGGCTGAGTTGGGAGGCGCAAATTACCCATATGTTGTTGTTTTTGGCAATGGCCTTGAGCTTTTTGCTAATGTGGGTAAACAGGGCATTTTCGTTTTCCTGCCCAAACCCTCGGGCGTTCATTATCTGGATATGGTCAATCATCACCACCAGATTATCTCCATTTAGCATCACATCGCGGGCTACGATTGATTCAATCTCCTCTATCGTCATGCCGCCCTTGTGGTTGTAGGTAATGTCTAGTCCCTGCATTTTCTGAACGGATTTTCCGTACTCGTGCCATTGCGCGTCGGTTAGTTCGGCTGTTCGCTTATCCCCTTTGAGCAGATTGTAATTTATGCCCGCGTCAATGGCCGTTACCCGTCGCTGGATTTGTACGGCTGACATCTCCAAAGAAAACAGCATTACCCGCTTGCCACGCTTGGCAAAGTGTAGGGCTATTTGCCCTTCTGCCGACGTTTTGCCCATGCCGGGTCGCCCTGCTAAATAAAGCAAATCGCCCCGCTCTGGTTGCAATTCCTCTAACTCAGCAAACGGGAACTCTAACCGCTCGGGGAAAATCCCTTGCATGGCGTTTTCAGATTCTTGATAGACCTGCTGTGCCGCTTCGTAGGCCGTCACGGTGTAAGCGTCGGCCGTGCCGCTTGTAAATCCCGCCGCTATGTTTTGCGCCTTGGCTTCTACCTCGTCTATATCCATTTCTTCATTGTAGGCCAGTCGCGCCATTGCCGCCGCGCCCTGTAAAATCACCCGCCGCCGATAGCTATCCCGCACATCACGTGCATACTTCGCCGCGTTTAGCGACGTTGGCACGGCTGACACCAGCCCTACAATGTAAGATTCCCCGCCCACGTTTTCCAGCTTGCCGTGCCGCCGTAGCTCCCCTAACACGGTCAGGGTATCAATCCCCTCCCGCCATTGGGATAGTCTCAGGATAGCTTCGTAAACGTCACGGTTAGCGTGGCTATGGAACGCTTCGGGCTTGAGTATGCCCATCACCTCGTAAAGTGCATCAGGGTCTATGAGGATAGAGCCTAATACGGCTTGCTCCTCCTCGGGGCTATGTGGGGGTAGTTGGTCAATGGTTGCCATTATTTACCCCCTGCCATCAACTCATTGCACACTGCCCACTCAGCGGCCGTCTTTGCAGGGAAGCGGCTATTAACCCCTATCTTCTCCCCGAACGTGGTCAATGCCACCTTGTCAAGCTCGGCCACAAAAAAAATATGAGGGTTGCGCGTCCACTGCTTTACCTTGCCTTGCTCGGCAAGCTCTAACAAGTAGGGGTGAATGGGGTTCTTTTCGGTGAACTTTGCCGACTTTTTAGTGACGGTTGAGCGGAAAATATCACGGCTTTTGGTGCGCTCTATCTTTTCTTTTTGCTCTTCTATTTTGGCGTTCAGAGAGCGTAAACCATCCTGATACTTGTCCCACCGCTTGCGTTGCATACGGCCGTGCGAGTTGTCTACAAATGGCGTGCCGCCGTGCCCTGTGCGGGGGTTATCCCCCAATAGGGCTAAAAATTGCGCCTCAAGCTCGGCCAACTTTTCAATCTGTTTCGCTAATAATTCTTCGCTCATGTTCCTATCTCCTGCTGTCTATCTGTTAATCGGTTATGCTCCCCATTCTAGCGCACCCTCCCGCGCCGTGTAGTAGCCTAGTTTACAGATTCCCAGTATCCTCCTTGGCTCCCTCCCCTGATTATAGCGAACTAATCAACTGCTGGATTTCCTCCTCGGGCATGGCATTAATTTTGTCCTCTTTCTTGCGAAGGAGGGCTTTTTCGAGGCGGCGTTTTTCCTGTGCCTTGGCGAGGGCGGTTTCGGCCGCTTGTGCCTCAGCGACTTTGAGATTGTAGATATAGCGCACGGCCTCGGCTTTCATGCGTAGCATGGCATCCTCGGGGCTTTCCTGCTGAGTGAGGGTGTCGGCGCGGCCTTTCAGTTGCGCTTGAATGGTGACATAAACCCCGTTTAGTTGGTCGGCCGTGAGGTCAAACATATCCTCAGTTGCCGCGGCGTGGCCACGAAAGGGGAAGCGAACATGGTTTCGTACACAAGATTCAATAATGTTTTCCATCTGATTTTCTCCTAAAATACGATTTTCAATACTTTGCCATCAGCGCGAACAATAAGGCTCTCGCGTTGGGTCGTGCTGAACCCCAGCCCCGAGAGTTGATTTGTGGACGGCTCTACTTTCATGCGGGAGCCTAACGCCTCAAAAACATGCTTGTGGGGCATAAGTTCCTGATGCAAAAACTCATTGTAAAAGCCGCGTGGCGTGCCGTCATTGACACACCCATTGACCATAAACATGACATGCTTATTGCCAATTCCCGCCTCGCTCTCCCAATGGTTTGGCGAAAACATAGCGATTGAAACGGGGTGAAACTGATTTGTGCCAATGCCCCAAATCTCGTTGGATGATACGCCGCCCTTGCCAGTGGGGATTAGGGGGGTGATTGCGAACTTGCGGCCGTCCCACTTAATTCTAGCTACATCAACCATCGCCTTGTAAGGGATGTTGTGTGGATAGTCGAAGTAGTAAATGTCGCCGCCTAATTCGACTTCGCTGTCAAAACCACTTGTTCCTCCATTGTGGCTAAAGCAGTGAACCCCTACAGTGAACTCGGCAATGGGCAGGTCTTTTTCGTAGCGGGTCGTGATGTTTTCCACCGCTACGCCTTGAGGGTGGATAATATCCACATCAAGTTCCATTTTCCCCTCCCGCTTGTTGCCGTAGTAGACATGACCGTTAGCCCAGCGGCAATGAGCATCGTAGTCATTGCGGTTGTCGCCTTCTTTGTTCCAACGAATAGAGAAGCGGAAAAAGCCGTCGCCAAAACCGCCCGCGTCACGCACTTGCTGTTTCATGCTATCGGCTAACCCGCCGTTGTATTCCCATGCGCGGCCGTTGCGCCACTTGAAAAGAGAGGGAGCCGTGCCGTCTTTGGGGGCGGTGAGCGATACAAGGTTAGGCGCAAGCCGTTGCTCGAAAAGCACTTCGAGATTTTTCACGCTGGGGAGCATGGCCAAAAACTGGTCAATGCCCACGCCCTGAACGTTCTTAAATTTGCTCGGGCTGATTGCGATTTCATCGCGCATTTGCTCAAATACGTTTAAGGCCGTGCCGTTGCCTCGTTTGGCGTTGCGATTTGCCCACAACACATCAGGCAGTTTTACGTCGTCAATCGTGGCATAGCGACGGCCTAAGCTGTTGCCCAGCCCCATTGCCGCGACGGTCTTTTCGGCGTTTTCCACCATCTGCTTTGTGTAGATAGCCTTCGGCCGCTTGTAATTATCTGGGGCTACAATCGCCTCATAGCGGCGCACAGCATGGTCAACTTCCATACCCTCGCTCAAATCGGTGAGCAACGTGCCGATACTGTGATTACGGATTTTGGCCACGCTTGCCCCAACCATGCCCGATTCACGCCACGCAAAGCGGTTGCGCTTCTTTTCGGTCAGATTGGCGTAGGCGGCGCGAAGCTGTTGGAACTTGGTTAATGCCGCTTTCCACTCAGCACCTTTGTAGAGGGTGTTTTCTTCAATCAAATCAAGGACGGTCGCAATTGCATCGGCCGTGATTTCTTTCAGGCTCCGCTCGAATACCTGAGACAAAGCGCGGCGTTCCTCTTGCTTCGCCCCTACATCTTGGGTCACATATTGGGCGGGAATCTCAAGATACAAATGTCGCCATTCAATGCTTGCCCCGCTTTCCAGCGTCTCCAAATTTACCTTAGTGCCGATTTGGGCATTCTTGGTAAAAAAAGCGCGGCTAACATGGGCACGAAGTAGCCCACGCATAGCCTCGAGCATGGGCTGGTAAACGTCGTCATTGGTGTCAAAATCCCAGAGGGTGACGACTTCCAATTGGTTGGTAATGGCAACGAGGTTGCCGATGTTCTTTACCGCACTGCGGCAACAAGAACAATCCATCTCCCGCCGTTCGCGGAAAATCTTGTTACCATGTGCGGGAAAGCTCTCAAGGTAGGTTTCCCACAATAAATCCCTGTCAATGTCAAGAAGGAAAAGATTTCCCTCTGCAAGCACCTGTTTAGAGTGCTTTGTAAACATTTTCTGAAAGTCTGCAAATTTCATCGTCATTTTACTATCTCCTATTGGTTAATCGGCTATTGGTTCCCAGTTTATAGCACTTCGCTTTGCCGTGGTGTATCTCAGTTTACAGTTTGCCAGTTAATCCGCTTGCCAGTCAAACAATGACCGCTTGCCCTGCTCGGCTTCTTTGGCCGTGGTCACGAACTCGCCAGCGGCGTTGCGCTCCAACACCTCCGCCTCCGCCCGTGCCGCGGCCGCAAACTCAAGCCGCGCATGGGCGATGGCCACATGGTCGGCCTCCATCTCGATGCCCACAAAACAAAACCCCTCCAAAATCGCCCCCTTGCCCGTGCTTCCGCTCCCCGCAAACGGGTCAAGCACAACCCCGTTGGGCGGTGTCACCAAACGGCACAAATACCGCATCAACTCCGTCGGCTTCACCGTGCTGTGCGTGTTGCGCCGCATGGGTTGCCGCTCATCCCCTACCCCGTCACGGTTTGCGGGGTCAAATGTCTCACTTCCCCCGCGTCGCTCTTCCAACGCCTCGCACCCCTCATCCCTATCTTCCTTGCTGGCCTTCGCGCAATAAAAAAACCGTGCGGCCGAGCCAGAATCACCAAAGCCGTACATGCTTTCCGTTGAATCATTCGCGTACTCTTCCCCCGCTGGCCTATACCCCTGCTCTGATAGCCCTTTCCGCCTCAACGTCGTCGGCTTGACCTTCATCATTGTCGGCTTTCCGCTGGTCGTCTCAGGAAACCCCGCCAGCACCTCCTCACTCCCGTCCAAAATCAGGTTTGCTGGCCAGCGGCCGACATGCTCCGATGGTGTTGGATTGCCTGGTAATCCGTTCACATAGGGGCGCGCTTCGTGTTTTTTATTCCATGCAATCAGCCCGTTCGCCCCTTCGCCGTTGCTCTTTATAGTCTCCGTCCCCACCCGACACCCATCCACATTGATTCCCCCCGTCCCCCACTTCAACACATTCGCCGCCACCGTCCCCTCGCTCAACGGCTTACGCGCCACCACAATCGGCTCATGTGCTGGCTTCAACGCCGTGCCCCACCCATCCCACTGTTGCGCGGCGGCCGTGGCTGGTGCAGATGTATCAATGGGGTTTTTGTACTGATATATGCCAGTTGTTTTGTCCCTTCCCCTTTGCCCGTTTTGCGAATACGCCTTGTGGTAATCGTTGTCATGGATAGCCTTCCCCACGTTCAACGACTTGGGGAACCCACTCCCATACACCCACATAATCTGGTCGCGTATCTCAAACCCCGCATCCTCAATCGCACACGCCATGCGGTGGTACGTTCGGCTCCCCCCAAACGCCAGCAAATGCCCCCCATGCTTCAGCACCCGCCAACACTCCCGCCACATCGCCACATCATACGCAATCCCCGTGCTATCCCACGATTTGCCCATGAATCCAAGTTCATAGGGTGGGTCGCAAACAATCGAATCAAAGTGGTTGTCAGGGTATGTTTTCAGCACTTCGCGGTTGTCCCCGTGGTGCAAGGTGTAGCGTTCACTCATTGCGCCACCCCCGCCACCGCCGCCCGTATCGCCCTAGTTTCGACAACCACCTCATATCCATCCCTCCGCGCAATGTCTACCATGTGTTTTGTGCCCTTGCTCTGCCCATCCCAAACAGCAACAATTGCGCCTCCGTTGCCTAACGCTTTAAGCATCTCAGCATTGCGCTGATAACCAGCCGCGCGGCCGTATGCTCTCCAATCGGCTTTCATCTCTACAAACTCTACCCCGTGGTGCAGGGCGTAGCTTTTAGCAATTGAATCAACCCCCCGCGCTCCCCCGCTTATGATGGTGGTTATTGGGCGCGTCGCTCTAAATTTGTCAATGGCGTTGAATACCAATTTTGCGCTGATAATCTCGCGTGAACCGCATACAATTACTCGTGTCATGCCGCACCTCCTCTAGCCACCCCCGCATACCACCCCGCAAACTCCGCCTCGCTCACCCGCTTGAATTGCTCCACAGTGCCCAGTCCCCCGCCGTCACGCAAAGCGGCCTTAACCTTGGGCGGGGCACTCTTGAAAAACGCGCTTGCCGTGCCGTTCATTCCCGCTAGTGGCTGAATCCATTGGCGGTAGAGGGCGGCGGCTTCGGTGGCTCGCTCTGTCTCGGCCGCGCCGCCGTTGGTTAGCCATTCAACACCCGTCAAGGCCGTCTCTAAAATGTTGGTCG